GGTTAGAATTGTTTCTGCTTGGGGTTTTTTTAGGTGGTATTATAGGAATTTTTGTTATGGACATGATATACAAAGGAATCCTATGACTAAAAACTACCCCATAGATTTTTGTTTATTTGCAGAGAATGCCCCCGACCATCTTTGTATTACAGGAGCCAAGTATAAAAAATCAGGGGCAGGGTACGTAACTATGTCGGAAAGAGAAAGCCTTTCTACTACATTATCTAAGAAATATAATTTATCTATAGCAATCATACGAGCTATCCTACAAGCCTATCCTAAAGAGAATCCAGATAAGGCAGTAGAGCTACATGGGCCTTCCCCTGCTCTGCATTCCCTCTATCATTGGGGGCAGAAACGGTATAGGGCTATGAAGCTCATGAAGCCTTCCTGGGAAATAGGTTCGTTAAAACTATATTCTCAAGAAGAATATGAACGGTGTAGGGCTATAGTAGAATTAGAGGATAGTAAGAAGAAACAAGCGCGAGAAAATTTCAATAGAAAGACACAACTAAAGAATAGAAAGAGGATAAAAGATGGAATTAAATGAGAAAGAGTTTATAAGTTCATTAGTTACCCTTGTAGATGCTGTTACAGAAATTGTAGAGATATACAAATCTGACAATGTGCATAATCAATTATGGAAAGAACAATGGTTAAAGAGAGCAAGGGAATGTTTGAGTTATTATGAACTGCATCGTAAAGAGTATTGACATAACACTACTTATATGGTATGGTATACAACAGTAAGTTGGAGGCATCGATGTATGACATAGGCAGTTACGTACAATGGGATGCCAATGTACGAGGAAAAACATATAAGAGAGCAGGAGAAGTATTAGCGTTGGTTCCTATGGGGAAAGACCCTAGAAGATATGTGCCGATAAACTATGTGCTACATATACGAGGGAAACCAAGGAATACTATCTCATATTTAATAAAAATACCTGGATTAAAAACTTTGTACTGGCCCCCGTTAGAATCATTACTACCTTTACCATTGGCAGATTGGGAATTACTTTATTCCCAACAAACATATATGAAACCAAGAAAACTAGAAGGTATAGATCAAAGTGATAGAAATGTGTTGAAGGCTTTGTGTGAATTACTAGGGGATAAGTATTATGAGAATGTAAAAATGATAACTATACCAGCATGGGGGAAGAGATTTTATTTCAAGACAGTAAGAAAGCTAGAATGTATATACAAAGTAGAAACCTTTGTTTCTGCTATACGGGGGTAATTGTGTATAGAATACGATATTTTTTTAGAAGGTTATTTGATTTCCCTAGAAGATTAAGAAAAGCATGGCCGTATTTTAAATTTTATTTATCTCATGATTGGTGGGATATACGATATCTTATTACTTCTGCATTAGCCCTTCAGCTTAGGATTATTAGCAAAGAAATTATTAAAGATGAAAATTATGATAACAAGAAACATGATTTACAATTACTTTGGCAATGTAGAAAAGCCTTAGATAAATATAGGGAAGATGCGGCTGAAGATGTGGCCTATCAAATAGATATGAGCTTATTTAAAAATAAATTTAAAATTGATATGCCTAAAGCGATATTTGCATCTGAAGATGGTAAGACACAGCATGTAGTTTATAAATATCTTAATACAGTAGATGAAGAAACTAAGAAACAAGTAGAAGAATATCTTAGTTCTAAAGAAAGGCATGCTTCTCTTGCTCAGAATTACCGCAGTCTTAATTCTGCATATCTGCAAGATTTTCTAAATAAACTAGGCATTATTATTGACTCTCTAGGAGATTAGAGGTATATTATGGAGAGAAATAAAAATAAAACTGGATGGGGAAATGTATATTCTAAAAGGAGAGGAGTTGCTATGGTAGTTGCAAAGGCAGAGGCTAATTTTGATTTCATTGTGCATGAGAAACTAGGTGAGATAGGGGAACAGGGTAAATACAGGAAAGAGTTGAGAATTATTGAATGGGGGAGGTACGATCCTAAATTCGACCTTAGACCTTGGGATACTTCGGATGCTGATGGTAGACGGATGAATAAGGGAATTACGCTTAGTTTAGATGAGATTATTAAGCTGAAGGAAGTTTTAGATGGTATAAATTTGGAAGCGTACCAGATGCCGGAGAAGAAAATACAGCCTAAGATAGAGTAGGTTACTATAGGGAGATAATTAATATGGCGATTAAAGAAATTACTGGATGGATATTAAGTGTAGCATTTGCTTTACTTTTAGGTTTTGTAGTTGGTTTGAGTGTGGGAAATAGTACAGGATATAAAAACGGGCAGATTGAATACGCTCAAGGAATTCATAGGTATATGGTTATTGACGGGCATGTGTTAAAGTTCCTAGATAAAATTAACACGGAGAATAAATGAGTTTTCTATTAGTATTCTGTATTGTATTAAGTGTAGTAAAAAAGGTAGGAAAGTAGTGTATGCTACTGATAATGAATAGGAGGAATATAGATGTTGGATTTGAATTTGATTGTGCTTGAAGGAACTATTTCTAGTAAGTTCTATATACAAACAGGGGTAAATGACAAAGGTATATCTGCAATTAATTTCACTATTACAAATTGCCCTTCAGAAAGTAAACGTTTTAAATATGCGTGTGTAGCATGGCGTACTGATCCAGATAAATTCCAAGAAGAATATCAAGAAGGAGATTTTGTACGTATTACAGGTCATCTTCAGCAATCCCCGTATCCTATACCCGATGGTGGGGGTAAGATTACCTATCTAGGTAAAGTATCTGCTGATAAGATAGATATAGTTACACCTGTGGATCATGTTTGATGTTATTTCATTCTGTAGGGATAAAGGTTTACCTTACAGGATAAAGGGAGCTAATGTCGGTGCAGGATGGGTAGGGGTACATTGCCCATTCTGTGCCGATAGTAATTTCCATGCTGGAATACGTAGAGAGTGCATATACATGCTGGAAGTGTGGTACGCATTCTCTTTTTTCTTTTATTAAAGAGACACTAGATATATCTTCTGGGGAAGTGTACACTATACTAGAAGAATATGATGATAATAGCCTATTTAGAAACAAAATAGAACGTACAGAAGCAAAAGCCTCTTCTATTATACTTCCAGGTACACTAGATAATCCTACAGCTAAAAAATATCTACAACAAAGGAACTTTGATCCTACCTATCTTGAAGAAAAGTATAAAATACGGTATACTGGTATGGTAGGGGATTATAAGTTTAGAATTATTATACCTATCTATAAGGATGGGGAATTAGTTTCATTTACAGGGAGAGATTATACAGACAAACAGGAGCTACGGTATAAGAATTTATCTGTAGAAAAGTCTGTAAATAACCCTAAACATTTATTGTATAATGAGGATAATGTAAAATATGTTGGACAAACTATAGGGGTTTGTGAGGGTGTATTTGACGTTATGAGGTTGGGGGATGGGTTTGTAGCTACACTAGGAACTAAGACAACAGAAGAACAAGTACGGTTGTTAGCGAAATATAAGAATGTGTATATATTGTTTGATCCAGAGAAACAAGCACAGGAAAGGGCTAAAAATTTAGCGGAAAGGGTTGCCATTTTTGGTTCAAAAGTGTATATTATAGATACGGAATTAGGGCATGATCCTGGGGATATGACGGAGAAAGAAGTTAAAGAGATACGAAATTTTATAGGTTTGTCAGGAATATAACATATAATCCTGACACTAAGGAGTTTCCTATGCGATACAAATTCCATGCTACACTATGTAATTGGCAGATTTATAGTAAAAAAGGGGTAGTCGTAATCACAGGTAGGTCGTATGGTAATCCTCAGTATACTGAAGGTCAAACTATTACCCTCCCTATTTCTGGATATGAATTATCTGATATGCAACTAGAAACGGAAAATGCGGTGTACGAGTTAAAATGATACGGCAGTTTGAAAAGAAAGACAATCTCTACATTATACGCTTTCAAGGGGCTACATTCAGGCAGGATGTAACGCTCATGCATACATTAGAAGAGGCGCATTTTGTAAGCGATCAAAAATATTGGATAGCGAAAGCCTCTGAGTGGAATAAGTCTATACTAATTAAAAATGGATTTAAGGATATTTCCCCTAAAGTAGTAACAGTAGCCCCATTTATTCCACCTAAGATAAATCATAATGTTAGTATTGATAGAAGTAAATTACATAAAGATTTGTTTCCGTATCAAGTAAAGGGTGTGGAAGAAATAGAGAAACATAATGGAACTTTTATGGTGCTGGATTCTCCAGGCATAGGCAAAACTGCACAAGCTATATCCTATTGTAAACTACACCCTGAATATAGGGCATTAGTAATCTGCCCTGGTTTTATTAAGATAAACTGGCAACGAGAAATAAAGAAATGGGCGGGGGAATCCTCTACTATTCTATTTGGTATGACTCCTTATGACTTTGACATAAATAATAGATTTGTCATTATCAACTATGATTTGCTTGCGACTTGGAAAATAGAATTGCTGAAACACAAATTTGATGTGGTAATTGGAGACGAGATACAGTATGTTTCTAATAATAAAGCTCATAGGACTAAGGCATTTATAGAAGTAGCAAAAAAGATACCTAAGAAACTATTCTTATCCGGCACTCCCTTTAAGAATAGACCTTCAGAGTTTTTTACTGCTCTTAATCTTATATCTCCTGAGAACTTTCCTAATCGTTGGAAATTCCTTTGGAAATTTTGTGATCCACAACATTCTGGTTATTCTTGGACGTTTAATGGGGCTACTAATATAGATGAGTTAGTAGAAAGAACTAGACCATTTTACATAAGAAGAAGTAAAAGTGAAGTATTACCAGAACTACCACAGAAGCAGATAAATGTGGTGGGTTTTGACATGCCTCATTCTATACAACTTAAATATAATTCTGCTTCAGAAACATTCCAAGATTGGGCTACGTCAGCTAATAAAAAATATGCAGAAGGAAAAGCTCATGTAGAAACAATGCGTACTATAGCCTATCTTGGTAAAAGGGAATATGCTTTACAATGGATACAAGATTTCTTAGAGACGGGGAAAAAGCTAGTAGTATTTGTATATCATAGGGAGGCTATTAAAGATGTAGTAGGGGCGTTAGGAAATCTATGTGTGTCTATAGATGGTTCAGATACAGCAGAAGAAAGGCAGAAATCAGTAGATGAGTTTCAAACTAATCCTAAGATAAAGGTATTAGTAGGACAAATACAGGCCGCAGGGGTAGGTATAACGCTCACAGCGGCTTCCGATGCTGTATTCCTAGAGTTCCCTTGGACTCCTGCTGATGCTTTGCAAGCTTCAAATCGTGTTGACAGAATAGGTCAGACAGCCGACAATGTAACTATTTGGTATATGGTGACAGAAGGAACTATTGATGAAGATATGATGGCTATGATACAAGAAAAATATAAGGTACTTGATAAGATACTAGATAATGGAACTGCTGATCCTTTCTTTGGGGAAGATATACTTACACTTATGAAGAAGAAGTATAATTGATCGGGTTAGAATAGCCGAATCTATCGGGGTGAAAGGGAATATATGAAAACAACTAAAGTTTCACTAGACATGGAACGCCAGATAATAACTAATTTGATTGTTTCAAAAGAATTTTGTACTGGTGTACTTCCTATGTTACAATCTAAATATTTTAAAACTAAGTATGCTAAAACTATATCTAGTTGGATACGAGAATACTATGATAGATACCAAGATGCTCCTGGTGAGTTGATACAAAGTATATACCAAGAAAAGAAGAACTCTATCTATGATGATGAAGAAGCTGAGAGTATCCTAGAAGTTTTGGTGTCTTTATCTGATGAATATGATGAGAAGAAACATTTACATAACATAGAGTATGCTATAGAACAAGCGGTGAAACATCTTAAACTACGGTCTATAGAATTACTGAAAGATGATTTGGAAAGAGCTATAGTAGAAGGAGAGCCTGTTAAGGGGGAAGCTGTTATAGCTAATTTTTCTAGGATAGGAAGGCCAGAAGGAGATACCATAGATATCCTTCATAATAAGATGGATATTATAGATGCATTTTTACAGGAGGATGAGATATTGTTTACTCTGCCTGGGGTATTGAAAGATACAGTAGGGCCATTTAAAAGAGGGGATTTATCTGGAGTTATTGCTCCACCCAAAGGAAGAAAAAGTTATTGTCTTTTATTTATAGCAGAACAAGCTTTATGGGCAGGATTAAGAGTAGCCTTTTTCTCATTAGAAATGCGTAAGCCTCAGTTAATTAGAAGAGCATGGCAAGCATGGAATGGGCAACCAGTAAACAGAGGCTATGTAATGATACCTAGATTTGAACTTATCTCTGAAGGAGGTAGGCCTGGGGATGAATTATATGCTGTAGAAAATGATAAGAAATTGAAAGAAGGCATAGATTTATCGGACATAGAAGAGATACAAGATAAGATACGGAAAAGATTTGGGGGAGGTGATATACGGTTCATAGCTCTTCCAGCATATTCGGCTACTGTAGAGGATATAATAGCGCATA